AGGTCTGATTAATTAAAGTAGGTCTATTGTCTTGAAAAGCTAATGCTTGAAAGTTTGGACTTGTTGGAAATGTACCACTCATTATGTAACTCCCATTCTTCCTCTATTATTCATTGCATTATTTATAATAGAAGTTATTAAACCTTTTCTTGATGCAAGAAGTTCATCGAAGCCTGCTGCATCTACTGTTGATATGTTGAAATTAACTGTTGGTGCTGATTGTCCACCACCCATTTGTTTTAAATCTTGATTACTTACTATTTGTCCACTTTGATTAGGTACAAACAATTCTCTGCCTGACTCACCAACCATATAAGGCTTGCCAGCATTTACTGATCCACCTAATGCTTTTTTGCCAAATACACCTTTAAAAAAGGATTCTATACTGCCAGTCATAGGTGCTAATATTGCTTGTTGTAAGGCTATTCTTACAATTTGCTCTATTGCATAATCTGCAAAATCTTTAAATGCCAATTTTCCAGTTTTTAAACCTTCAATAATAGTATCTTCTAATCGTTTTGTTGTGTTAATAGTTAAATTAGAAATAGCGTCATCTGTTGCGCCTAAACTATCTTTAAATTTAGAAACAGCTTCAGACATTGTGTTAGTAACTAGATCAGTCTTTGTAACTTCTGCAACTTCTGCTTTATAGTTTTTAACTCTATCAATCATAGCATCAAACACTAGGACTACAGGGTTGTTCTCAGGATCGTCTCCATGAATTTCTTTATTCATTTGTAACAACTGATCTCTTACCTTTAAAATTTCAGCTTGTAAGGCTTCACCGCCTTGTATAGTTTCTGATCCACCCCATATATCTATAAATACTTGGTTATCACTCAGGAATGATCTTTGTAATGCCTCGTAGCGTTTTTTTGTTTTATCAAACTCAGCTCTTAGCGCATCATTTTCATCAAACATATCACCAAAAATTTGTTTACCAACCTTTGATCCTGCAAATTCAGCAATTTTTTGTTTAATACCATCAATAAAAGTAATAAAACTTATAAGTGTACTTCTCATAAATTCAAGAATAGTAACAGCTAAATCTTTTCCAAATTTTTCAAATGTTTTATCTGAACCTTTCATGCCTTTAAGTATGTTTTCAAAATTAGTTGCTACATCTTCAAGAATTGGAATAAATGCAGCGCTTATATTTGCAGTTATAGCAGTTATTTGTTTTTTAAGAACATTTAAAGAATCAGCAAACATTGCAGCTTTTGCTATGCTTTGTTTGCTTATAATAATTCCAAGATTTTCTGCTTGATCTTCAAATGCTCTTAAACCATCAGCACCATCTTTTAAAGTATTTACTAAAGCAACACCCTCAGAATCAAAAAATTTAAAGGCTAATCTAATTCTTTCAGCAGAGCTTGTTGTATTTTTAAGACCATCTGCAACATCAAATAAAACATCTCTGACATCCCTCAAAGTGCCATCATCATTTTTTAATTCTATTCCTAATTGCTCAAAGGCTCTTTTTGATTCGCCAGTACCTTTGGCAGCTTCAGCAGCTCGTCTTATAAATCTTTGTAAACCCATATCAAGAGCTTCAACTTTTACACCAGTTTGCTCTGCTGCAAACCTCATAGATTGCAAGAATTCAACCTCAATACCTAGCTTATCAGCAGTTTTACCAAGTTTATCCATAAAGTCTACATTAACTTTAACTAATGCAGCCAAAGCGGTGGCAGCACCTGTAGCAGCTAAACCAATTTTTGCAATACCCATAGTAGCTTTACCAGCTACAGAACCAACACCTTTTAGACCTTTAGTAACTTTATCAAAAGCTGCTTTAGTCTTATCTACTGCTGTTAATGTAAATTTTACTTTTTTATTTGCCATTGTTCCTTTTTTCTTCAGCTAACTCTAAGTAAGCTATCCATCCTTGATATTCTTGGACACTAATTTCTTGAAGTTCCTCTAGGGTTTTTCCAAGTTTTTCAGCTAGTGCATATTGCACATATAAATTAGCATCCTCTGTTAGTTTTTTTTCGTGTTCTCAATAGATTCTTGTCCCATTATTTGTGTTGCGACATCTACTAATATTTCACGATCTACATTATTTAAAAAAGCGTTTTTATCGCTTAAATCAAATAATTTATCTCCATTTTCATCAAGTGCTTTATAAATTAATACATAAGCCATCATTGTTAGATCATCTTCTTTACTCATTTTATAAAGTTTAGAAGTCTCAGCTAGCGTTAATGGCTTAGAGTATATTTTTAAGGGTTTATCATCCTCACCCCACTCAGCAACTTCGATTACCTTTACATCTTGCTCAGCAAAATGCGCCTTAGCTCTCTCTATAGCTTTCATGGTTACGCTGTATCTAGTGACAATGCAGATTTACCTTGTACAGATATAGATGCTTCAACCATTCCATCAAATGATGCACTTATACTTACTCCAGTTACAATAGCTGTACCTGAATAATACTTAGCAGTACTTGCAGTACCTTCTGGATAGAATTTTAGAGTAACTTCACTTCCAGCTTGTAATGCTATTTGTGCTGTATCTACTTCATCCCAAAAGACATCAAGAGAACCTGAAAAAGATTCTAATGATGTTTTGTAATCTCTAAAAGTATTACCCATAGTAGTAACTTCTATAGTGTCCATAGTATCTTCTACAGAATAAGATTTAATACTAGCAACTGCATCTGTTCCAACATGAACAGTACCTTCGCTTCCTTTATGTATCGCCATTTTCTTTTACCTCGTTTTTAGTTATTTTTTTTGAAGAAGATTTTATTGTTTGGGCTGCTTCTTCTTTCCAACCCATATTCATAAATGACTCAACCTTACTAGGGTGAGCATCTATAGAAATATTGCCATCTGGACTAATCATTTTCATAATTGTTTCCTTGTTAAACTGCTACGTCAGGAGCTTGCTCTTTGACATAGTAGTTGGTTAAAAATGTAAGGGAAACATACCCTAAAGGCTTTTCTCCTTCCGCGTTAAATTCTATTTCTGTACTTTCTAGGTAACAGTCTTTAGCTAATCCACCTAAAGTTGTGTCAGTAGCAATAGCTTCTTCAACTTCTTTGCTTATTGTATCAATAGTATCGTCAAAGTTGCTAGTAGCTTTTACATATCCCTCTACAACTACTGATAATTCTCTACTCATAAGTCTATCAGTTCCTATAACAATAGGTTCAGATGTTTCTGATTTTGTGTATATAACTAAACAGGGAACTATATTATCTTGTAATGTATAAACTCTTGATTCAAAAACATTAGTTCCTGTAGTTGTTAAATTATTAAGTCTAGTGCCAAAGTATTCTCTGACCTGTTGCCTAACGTGATTTGCCATTATTGAACCTCAAGAATAAGAGATGTAATGCCTACGTTATCATGTTCAAAATTAACAACCTTATAGGTGGTTGCTGCTTTAATAGTAGTACCGCTTAATGTTTTTATAGTTGGAGCTACTAAAGCATCTCCAAAAGCAATACTTGGTATATCAGTTGTTTTAGCCATAGCTACTGGCTGATATCCCTGCATAGATAAGCCTGCTGTATCAATGTCTAGATATTCTTGATTTAATATTATATTGATAGTTGTCGCTGATCCGCCTGTAGGTGTGTAAGTTACCTCAATACCAGCGCTTCCATGACTATCTTGTAAATAGCCATCAAAATCTCTATCAAATTCCATTGGCATGATTTATTTTTTAGCTCTTTTTTTTGGAGCTTCAACCTCTGAAGTTTCTAAACCAACACTTCTATTAGACTTCTTGGCTTTAGGTTTTTTTGTTGTTTCTTCAGCTTTATGGTAGCCCACTAACTGATTTCCAATATCTTCATTCAATTCAACAATATCGCCAGCAACAACTTTTTGTCCTGCTGCCATAGTGTCTTTTAGTATTAAGTAATTTTTCATATTTAAGTTGGTGGGGTTTCCCCCACCATTCCATTTAAGCATTGACTAATTAGTCGCTTGATTTACAGAAAGATACTGCATGTCTTACAGCTACATCGCAAGTCTGAAGCGCAACAATTCTTATTGTGCCTGACTTAGAATGTGTGAAAGCATCCACAACAATATCAAGTGATCCATAAAGACCAATTAATAAATCTGCAAAGTTACCAAAGTAATAATCACCAGCAGTAACTTGGTTTGATCTGATAACATCATAGCCATTAATTTGACCATCATTACCAACTATCATTTGACCAAAGTTAGAAGCCTTATCTACAGTTTTTAGGTTACCCCAATCT